CGCCGAGTTCACGGTTCAGAATGTTGGTATCAACTTGGCTGATCAGAGCGTAGTACTGACGGGGGCTCAGGACAGCAACGCGACCCTCTTGAGGGGCGGCCACTTCGTCCAGACGGGCAGCAGCTTCAAAGAAGCCGTCAACCAGTGCCTGAGCGTCATACTCGTTACTAGCACCCAGGTTGATTTGGAAGCCACCAGGCTCGCCGCTCACAGGGGCGGTATCAGCAGAAGCTTGATCCAGCACACGGAAGATGCGGCGGTCATAGTATTCTGCGAGGCTCTGGCCGATTTGACGGGCGATGGGGCCACGAATATCGTACTGGGCCAGAACTTCATCAAGGTTGTCCACGAACGCGGAGGCGACCAGCAGGTCATCCATCACGATGGTGGTTTCTGCCACGTTGGGGTCACCGCTGCCCAGGATAGCGTTACCGGGGGTGTGGTAACCGGCACTGACGCGGCCGGTGTGAATGAACTGAGCCTCGCGGCCGTTCTTGAGGGTCCGGTTCATGACCAGGCCCTTAGCAATAGTAGCGTTACGGAAGGCCTCGTAGACCTCACCGGTGAAGAGTTTCAGGAACAGAGCCTGAGTATCGCCCGCGCCGTTAGCCTGGCCGAGCTGAGTTACTGAAAAAGTCACTTGTCTTTAAGAGTTAGATGAAATTGGTTATTGTTGCGAGAGTCCCGGGAAAAATTATTTAGTTGTTGGGTTGCCTTTCGTATTGGGTATCCACCGCAGCGGGCCAATACTCCAGTCATGACTGGGTTTTTTACGAGGTTATCCCATCCTCAATAGGCATGGGGGACATTGCAGTCCCCACGATCTGTTAGAGAAGATCGCCGCTTGCAGCCAGGCGTTGTTCGATGTCAAGGCGATAGGCAGGGTCATCCCGATAACGAGGATCGGCAATGGCACGAGCCAGTTCTGCTTGACTACGGAATCCTTTGACGGAGGACTTCACCGACTTTCCAGACATTCGTTTGCCCTCAAAACCAACACTGTCTTTATAGCGTTGATTGAGTGCTTGGACTGCAAAGAAGATGGCATCCTTATTGCCGCTATTGACTACGTTGTCAAATGCAGCAACTTCATCTGGTTTTAGATTGTCTGCTGCCCAAGCAAGAGTTTCGTTATAGGCAGCCTCACCACCAACCGAATCAAGAATAGCCGTTGCATCAGCATCAGTTAGTTGCTGTTGTTGGATGGGCGTATTCTTTTGGAGTTCCAGGTAAGCATCAATGAGTTGCTCAGACGGCATCTCCTTAAGCTTTTGGACTGTCTCCGGCTTCAGTTGATTGGAGTTACTAAAGTATTCGTCAGAAGCTTCTTGGAGAAACTTAGTTGCTTCGGAAGCAGGGTCTTCTTCGACAGCTTCTTCGGAAGTATCTTCCGTTGAATCGCCTTCTTCAGTACCTGCTTCTTCTTTCTTTCCAAGTTTGCTTTCCAGTTCTTTGTATGCCTTTTCCAGATCCTCAGCGGATTTGAACTTACCGGCATAACGCAGCTCTGACTCGGCGTCTTTTCGAGCTTGTTCATATTTAGCAAGATTGCGTTCTTCTTCTTCGGCAATCAGCTTATCACCAAGCTCCACAAGCCTCGCTTCCTCTGCCTGACGGGCTTCGGTTTCTGCGGGGTCGTTTCCGTCAAAAGTGATTTCAGCCATAGTAATGGTTTAGTGGGTGACAAGGGTAACTTTACCAAGACCAGGACTTACAATCCTTTTCTTGGGTTCGGGTTTGACTTTGTTTGTTTTTACCGTAGCTTTACCAGCAGGCTTCCGCTTAGGCTCAAGAGAGGTGACGGTTGCCTTAGGGGCTTCGGTAATTTCAAAGTCCTCAGGATTCAGGGGCTGGTCGTTGAGGTCCAGCGGTAGGTCCGGTGACGACATTTTGGATGTTAGCTAATGTTTCGGCAGCAGCAGGGTTCTTAGCCGGATCCATCATGGGAGACTTAGCAAAGTCGCTAGCCTGGTTCATCATGGTGGCTTGCATCTGTTGCTGTTGTGCTTGCTTCATTTCATTGTCACGTTCCTCAGCTGTCTTAATAAGCTGAATCGGATCAATACCTTGAGCAGCAGCAAGGCGTTTGATGGCTTCATCAGGGTTGATGTACTTCATCATTGACTCAGGTCCAAGGGACTGAGAAATAGTTTGAAGGAACATCATCAGTGATTCCCGATCCTGACCACGGCCGATACCTTCGATACCAGCAATGACAGTTGGGAACACCACACCCTTAGGAAGTTTAGGCAACACACCAGACCTTTGCAACACAAACAACTTACGTTGCAGATAGGGTCGCAGTAGTTCGGTGGTCAAGTTGCCATAGATACCACCCAGCTGTTCGTTAAGTTCTTGCTGGGTAGCGCGGATCTCTTCTGCGGTGGTACGTTCAGATTGACGCACCGTAAGAATAAGAAACGCTTCGCTCAGCCGTTGAGTAAGCTGAGTGATCATTTGATATGCCGTTGAGAAGTCAGCCTGTTTGGCTACTTGAACCACGGACACATCTTCTTGACGGCCTTGGATAATTGCTCCGTTTCCGGCCTTTGCCAAAGTAGCAGGCTTAACGGTAGCAGAAGGAGATACCAGAAAGACAACCTTAGCAGAAGCAGCGGAACCTTCGACCATGGCTTGCATAAGACCTTCAAGCGACTTAAGGTCACCGAGGTATTCTTCAATGCGGCCACGTCCGTAGTCTTCTCCATCAACAATGTTAAAGCGAAGGGGAAGCCAAGGGGTCGTGTTCTTTGGAGCTTTGCCGTAGCTGTCTTCAATGATGTCACCATCTACTTCCTGACGCCAACGCCATTGGCCGTCGGTGAGTTTGGCCCAAGTATAGACCGCAGCCTCATCTTCACCAACAGTAACATCAATAGAAGGAGTAGCAGTGTTGTCATCTACTCGATTGATAGTGCGTTTTGGCTTTTGGAATTTTTCAGGAAGAAATTGACGGTTGATTGATTCAACAGTAACGATCTCGGTGGGTTGACCATCTCCATCACGGACGACCACATAGCGGTCAAGAGGGTACAACTTAACACCACTCGAACCCATGTAGACCAGGACGTTCCCGGTTACAATCAGATGCTTCATTGCCTGATGTAGGACCACACGGTCCTGTGATTCGGCAACGTGTTGCATGATAACCCGTTCCATTTTGGACAGGCTCAAGTCGATCTCAGATTTGATCCGAGCATCTAGATTAGGATCCGAGGCGAGCTTACCGTCGTTGATCTGAAGCTTAAAGAACGTAGCCGTTACGGGGAACAGGCTAAGCATAAGCTTCGAGGCCATGACGTTCGCGCCTTTGGCACCGATTGATTGCCAAGGAGTGGGCAGCTTCTGACCGTTAATTACACCCGTAGGAGTAAGAAGGTAAGGAAGACTAAGGCGAGCACACTCCCTAGCAGTATCAAGAAAGATCGTTCTGTCGCTTGTTAGACGGGCGTACCGAGATGCGGCAGACGAGTTTTCCATTTAATTAGTTAGGGATATTGAGACCCATACCACCAGACAAAGAGCTTGCGGTAGGAATCTGTTTAACCCCAGACGTAGTTTTCAGAGAGCTACGAATGGGACGCACACGTTGAGGAGTGCGGGTGTTTGTGGAAGGCTGTTGAGTAGCAGCTTGGGCTGTAGAAATAGTAGTAACCGCAGTAGATCCTTGAGTTGCAGCAGGTGTCGGTTTGGGATTTAATCCGTATGGATCGCTTGCGTCCCATTCTCTTCCTTCTGTTTTAGCAACTAATTTGGTCATGTATGGATCATAGCCAAACATACTGCCAAGTTTATTTTCGGCTCTAAATTTAGCTACTTGTCCAGGATTTTCAGCCATCTTAGCACCAATAATTCCTGTAGGCGAATGAAAACTTTGCCCAGAAGAATTAGTAAGGTTCATTGGCTGTGCCATGCCTTGTGCCATACACATAGTCTGGTCCTCCGCTATTGAGCCGTAGGAACATTCAGACCAGTAGTTTGACCGGAGATAGTTCCAACCATAGGTTTAGGAGCTTTGAATGCACCAGCACCTTTGGTCTTATCCTTGGCTGCTTTAGTTGATGCTTTGCTTTGAATAGTAGCCACCTTCTGACCGGCACTAACAGGAGCCGGAGGAGGGGCAGGAGGAGCCGGTGGGGGCGGGGGAGGCGCAGGCATCTGCGGCATCGGGGGCGGCGGCGGAGGTGCCGGAGGAGATCCACCAAAACACATTGTTCTAATCTCGATTAGTTTTTGATTTAAGATACTTAATGACTGCAATAGCCCCAGCCTGGAAAGCTAATTCCCGGTCAGAGATATTACAGTCAGGAAAGCGATCAGGATACATTTCTTCAAGCTCAGCAATAAGCCGAAGAAGATCTACCTTGCCCCCAACAACCATGGTCAGGGGCAGGGTGTCCTCATCTAGGTAGGCCATACTTAGCCGTATTGTGGAAGGTCAACGTTCGATGCCTCGAAAAAGGCTGGCATTCTGCTGCGCTGGGTATCTTTAAGACCGGGGGCCTTACCTCGCGCATAAAGGGAATCGGATTGATTCATCCAGAAGTCCTTGTCCAAATACTTGTTTTCATTGGACGAAAGAGAATCCATCACCCATCCAACAGTCGCTCTGCGTAGACGATTGAGGCTTGGTGTGGACTTGAGACCCAGCTCGGAACAGACCATTGAGTGTATGGCGACGTGGGTTTGTTCGTCTCGGCTGATGTCTGCTGCTGTACTTCTGATTCCGATGTCTCCATTGAATCGGAAGAAGGGGAGGATGACGAAGAAGACACTGCGTTCAAGGATAGCTGCTTTCAGAATTGGATGCTCTGGTGCGTCTAGCCAAGCTTTGAGGATGTGCTTTGCTTCATCTTCATGCTTCTGGTTTGCACCGTGGGCATCAATGACATAATTCAACGCCTGGTCATGGCGCTCTTCATCCAATTGATTAGAAAGAAGAGCCTCCCGTAGGCCAGGAGTATTGGGTAGTTCGCGGTCAAGTCCCTGCTGAAGGAACTCACGCACAGGAAGTTCCAGGTGGCGAAGGCCAAGGGCGCGTTTAAGTGCGTCCTCAGCCCCCTCAACCACCTGTCCCTTTTGAACAGCCAAAGGCGTCCATTTACGCTTTCGGCTGACAACTTGATCGTAAGGCGACAGGATTTGGCTCATTCTCCGCAGGGGATACAAATTTCGTTTTCTGGTTTGATTTTGGGACAGCCGCAATCAGGATCAATTTCTTCCTCCTCAAAACCAAAGAGATCACGGAAGTCCTCGTCAAGAGCGGCGAGGGCGTCATCCTTGGATTGAGTGTCAGGCATTACC